ATATAACAGTAAAGATATCATACACGTATTGTTTCAAACTGGCACATCAAATAGGTATATTGACACGTCTCCAATCAAAACGCAAATAGTGGAGGATATATGTGATGCAGACTGATCCTTATTGGAGTGGGTATGACGACTATAAGCGTGGTCGTCATTTCGCGGATAATCCCTATAATTATGACACTGACCTGAGTCTTTATCTGATGTGGGGAGAAGGTTACATGAATGCATATAAAGAAACATTTGCGCATGTGAAAGAAGAAGATGCCTAAGGAAACCGCTGTGGGCCTAGGCCCTTCCTTTGAACGTAATCGCCATGGTAGCCTCTATGATCGCGGGAGTGCTGACAGTTATTATGGTCGCGAACGGTATCCTCATTGGTATCCAAATGGTACTTATAATGGAGACTGTGTTCTTGGTGTGACCGAAGAGGAAATTGCTGAATACATGGCTGGATACGATTGGAACGAAGAACACGGAGACAAAAAGTCATGGTAACTACCACTCAAGGTGCAAACCTTCCTTCTAATGATGTAGCTTCATTCTCTCATAGGGATTTGTATGAGGAATGTCGCGCCGCATATATTGATCTATCAGGACTAACATATGGAAGACTGACTCATGGAACAGAGTTAATACAACCTAGGTACTATTTTACGCATGAAGAGCTGATGGATTGGTGGAATTTAGTATATGAATGGGATGATGCCATGAAAGCGTGGGTTTATACACTAGAAGTACAAAAAGCCCTAGATCGTTAACATAAGTTTATGATATGTTGTGGCAAGAAACCCGGTTTTGTTAACTTAATCGTTGACAAGTACCGGGTTTTTTGTTATAATAAGCTTATAGGAGATATGTTATGTATAACATGACAATTGGTGAAAAAATTCGTTCTGCATCAGACATAGCCGGTGATATAGTGTGGAAAGAAGCACGTGGGAAAGGTAACTTTTATGTGATAGACGCACGGAATGAGTTGGGTTATCAAGTTTCAAATCAAGTCAGAGAACCTCTATTAGATCAATTTGCCGAGGATCTAGATGATGTCTGAAGTTACTAGATGTATTATAAGCTCAATTCAAGATTCACTTGATTTGTATCTTGATACATTGTCCGAGGAAGTACTTGTAGGTGTGACTTTAGGTCCTGTTAGTGATCAAATTGCACTTGAATTACGATATAACCTTCATGATCAGATAGATGAGGATCTAGAGATTGTCTAAGGAAAATATACGATATATAATAAGAAGCCATGTTGCAGAAGAAGTCTCTGGTAAAACTTGGGATAATGCAACTGATGAGGTTATGCGGCATATAGCGTTAAATGTTCGTATGAATCTGAGTAGTCGTATTCATTTACCGATATTGGATAATGTGTATATACAAGTGGATCAGGATTTACGAGATGTCTGAAAAGTTAGATGCTTATATTGATATTGTTGCCCGTATAATTGTAGCAATTGCTATGATTATGGGAGGATTTGTATTGATTGTTATGGGTATTTTTACGGCACACGAATTTATTACGATAATGAGATTGCTATATCAATGATAAAGATCTAAAAAATGTATAAAATGACTGAAACAGTGCGTAATATTATGGCAGATGATGTATCAGATGCTATTTGGCATAAAACTCATGATATGTTTGCTGTTGGTATTCGAAGTTATGTGATTCGTCATGTTGAACCAGAATTTATAGATGACATTTATACACTGCTTGATGAACAAATTAAGGAAAATCTAAACTATGAAGACTACCATTGATGTACTTTTGAGTCATGTATTGGATGATTCTATGCGTGAATTGCATAAATCTGTTCAAAAAAACGTTCGGCTTAAGACATATGCTAGGTTGCAAATGCCAATTTATGATAGATTGTTCAATATAAGCTTAGAAAGGCAGATTTTAGAAGATATTGACGCTTTTCAATGGTAAATTAACTTATTTTAATGATTTTTTTAGGAAAGTGTAACTTTCTTGTTGACATTGTGTCAAAATTTGATATAATCCTCTTATAAACAAGGAGATATATGTTATGGATGTTCTTTCGGCTTATGTGACACGTATGCGATCTATGGCAATCGCTCAGAGTTTGAGTCATGAACAGGTTCCGCCTCTGGTTTGTCGTGATGGGCTTAAATTGTCTATTCAGGCGAGCTCTTATCATTATTGTGAGCCAAAAAATCACGCTGGACCATGGATTTCTATGGAACTTGGCTTTCCTAGTAGATCCGTGCCTGAATTACGGCAATGGCGTGATGATCTAGGCGATGACTCGCCGGATGAAGAATGTGTTTTTGGATGGGTTCCCGTTGATATGCTCTTGAAAACCATAGAAAAGCACGGTGGGTGTGATCAGCTCGAAGAGCATCCATAAAATTAACAAAAGTTAATATTTTTTTTTGTTGACATAACCACCAAAGTTTGTTATAATAACTTTATTAACATATTAGGATTGTGATATGCAACTCCCCGCCGAAGGTTCAGTCGTAGAAGTTGTGTTGGATAATGCTTCCGCACGATATGCTATGGCTCCATGTTCTGTACATAGGGCACAACCTACGCTGACTCTTCGTGGGGTTGTTGTACCTACTCCTAAGTGGATGACTTCTGTTGCAGATCTTACTATTCTAAATAGTGAGACCAAGGGATTTAACTACATCCCTAGACACAAAATCTTGACTATTGGTGGTGTTACGGTAAAACAACCGAAGGTCACTGTTGACAAGATCCTGAATATGACTTCATCTAAGACTGGTGAAGTCTATACAGTTCGGCAGGATGGTCGCACTAAACGCTGGTCATGCACTTGTATTGGATTTCAATTTCATAAGAAGTGCCGGCACATCACAAAGGCTCAAGGATAAAAACAATGGCTATTACAGATACCGAAACATTCCGTGCCCTTGTCACGCAAGGTCCAACTGTTATTATGGTCGAAAAGACGCATATGTTGGCCTTGCTAGATGAACGAGATGAACTTCGTGATGCTCTTACAGCACTATTCACTGTAACTGACTGTGCACATCAAGTAGGTCACTTTGTCTCACGAAGTCATATTGCTGATACAGGTGATGCTATCACTAGAGCTAAAAACGTTTTGTATAAAAATACCGATTGACATTTTCACTAAATCATATATAATATTATTATAACCAACAAGGAGACTATATTATGAAGATTATGCGTAACATGGCTGCTCAGGGTGACTTCATTATCCTGCGTATTCAAAATATTCCCGAGGGTGTTGTTCCCGTTGCTCCTGAGAATGGCAAGGTAATTGTCGCTCATAGTGAAACTGGACACAATCATGTGATGGAAGCAACTCGAGTCGAGGCATTCGAGGTTCCGGCCGATAAGTCTAACTCTCAGAATGTTGACTTGTACAAGATGTTCCTCCTTGTCAAGGAAGACACTCGAATTGATCATCTTCGGTCTTTCGATACTCACGAAGCTATCATGGTGCCTCCTGGTACGTATGAAGTTCGCCGTCAACGCGAATATACTGCCGAAGGTTTCCGTAAGGCTGCAGACTAAATTTTTAATCTAGTTTTATAATGTAAAGGACGATATTATGATTACTAGTTTGAATGAAGACCAACTTGCGCAAATTCCCGTGTACCGGGACCGCTGGTTGGAAATCGGCCTTCGTACTCAAGCGCTTGATTTTGCGGAAGCTAAGGTAGCACTCGCTAAGTGCTACACTTCCCGTGATCTTGAAGCCCCTACTCAGTTCTTTTATGCTACCGGACCTATGGATGCTTATAAGATCTATAAGTCCGTAAAGCCTGATGGTACTTCTACCGAATTCATGAATTCCATGATCTATGGCGCTCATGATAGTTCTTGGTTGAGTTTCTATGCTTACTTCAAGGAAGTCTGTGATCTGGATCTTGAGATTGTCCAACCGCTGATTGAATATGCTCAAGTCGCTTGCTGGACTTATGTCGACAAGGATTTTGCTATTATTCAAGAGTTCCCGATGTATATCCGATTCGATGATCAGAATCGTCTGCATTGTGAGGATGGTCCCGCCATTGAATATCAGGACGGCACTATGGTGTTTGCCTGGCATGGTGTTCGCCTGAGCCGTGACAATTGGTTCTGGATCACTAATAAGAAGGAACTGACCGCTAAGGCAGCTCTTAAGGAAGAAAACCTGGAACTTCGCCGAGTTGCTTGTGAAATTCTTGGTTGGGTTCATATCCTTAAAGAACTTAAGTCTAAGGTTATTGACAAGGATGAAGATCCGCAGATTGGTACTCTTCTGCAGGTAAATATTCCTGATATTGGTAAGGAACAGTTCCTGCGTGTTGTTTGTGGTACTGGTCGTGAGTTTGCTATTCCGGTGCCGCCTACTGTCAAGACTGCGCTAGAGGCCAATGCCTGGACCTATGGTGTTGATCCCGAGGTGCTTCGAGACTTGGAATTCCGCACTTAGTTTTTAAAACATATTGAATTTAACTTGGAGGGTGGTATTAAGTTATCACCCTCTTTTTTTGTGCATTTTTTTAGGAAAGTGTAATTTTCTTGTTGACAGTGACATATGGTTGCAGTATAATCATTAATGACACAATATGAATAATATAAAGGAATATGAAAATGTATAGTCGAATTATAACTCAAAATCGAATTATAACTCAAAGTCGAATTATAACTCAAATAATGGATGATGTTGAGCATACTATTAGGATAAAGGTTAGGAAACATGTAGCATATCATAACTTTATGGAAGTTTATACACTTAAACATATTGATCAGTTACTCGATTGCGAGTTCCATATTAGAGAACAATTTATGGATGATGTAGAAAATGAAAGTTAAAGATATTATCTTTCCACCATCGATATGGAATATTAGAATTATTGCTGACAATCAAATCAAAAGTCAAGTTTACGATCATAATAAAGTATTATATGATCTTATGTTGTATGTTCCACATATTCATGAACAACTAGGACAAGATCTAAAAGATTAAAAAACGTTAACAAAAAAATTTCGAAAACCGCGTTTTTTTGGTTGACACTGCCCCTAAAGTTTGTTATAATAACTTTATTAACAGGGCATATCGCCCATCATATGAAAGGTTTATATAATGGCTCATAATATCGAAATGGTTGACGGTAAGGCTCAGATGGCATATGCCGGTGATGTGCCTTGGCATGGTCTGGGTACTCGTGTTCCTGGTGATCTCACCCCTGATCAGATGCTCGATGCAGCTGGTTTGAATTGGGAAGTCACTAAGGTGCCTGCGTTTGCTAAGGTTGCTGGCAAGAATGTTAATGTCGGTTGGTCTGCTCTGGTTCGCTCTAGCGATAGCAAGATCGTTGATGTGGTTTCGGATGACTGGAATCCGGTGCAGAACTCTGAGGCTTTCGAGTTCTTCAACGACTTCATTGCTGAGGGTGACATGGAAATGCACACCGCCGGTAGTCTTTGTGACGGCAAGATTGTCTGGGCTCTGGCCAAGGTGAAGGATTCGTTCGAACTCTTTGGTGGTGATAAGGTCGAATCCTATCTCCACTTCACTAACTTTCATAAGTATGGTTTTAGCACTGACGTTCGGTTCACTCCGATCCGTGTGGTGTGTAACAACACCTTGACTCTGTCGCTTAATACCAAGGTCGAGCGTATGGTCAAGATCAGCCACCGTCGTGAGTTTAACGGTGACCAGACTAAGCTGATGCTTGGTGTTGCTGCCGAAAAGCTTGCTCAATATAAGGAAATGGCTCAATTCCTCGGCTCTAAGCGCTACAATGACGAAAACGTGGTTGAGTACTTTAAGCGTGTGTTCCCTGCGCATGAGAATGCCAAGCGCTCTGATATCACTAAGAATGCTCGTACCGCTCTTGGTATTCTCGAGACTCAACCTGGTGCCGAATATGCTCCTGGCTCATGGTGGCAGGCATTCAATGCCACTACCTATATGACCGACCATCTTATCGGTCGCTCTACCGATACCCGGATGACTTCTGCTTGGTATGGTTCGAACAAGAACCTCAAGGTTCGTGCTCTTGAAACCGCTATCGAAATGGCGGAAGCAGCCTAAATCAATCGGGAGGGGAATTCCCCTCCCTTTTTTGGAGGTTTATTACATGGAAGTTTCTCGCACCGATCTTGATGACATTTGGGAAAATAGGCCCTATGGATTCATGAAGGAATATATTAAGCGTCATAAGAAGAACAAGAACAACAAGAAGTTCATTGTAACCACGATTATGAGAAAGACAACTACTGTGGATAAGATTGAACAAGAGGTCTGGGCTCTTACCGATACAAGTGCACAAAATCTTGCTCTTGATAGTAATGTCACTGCTCTTCGAAATAAGCATAATGTAGATCGTTGGGATAATACTATTTCATATAGTACCATAGCAAAGGAGGTTCGATGAAGCTTATCTTCTGTGAGAAGTGCCATGATCTAGTTAAACTCAAGAAAAAAATGGATAGGACTTGTGAGTGTGGCGAGTCCGGTGGTAAGTATGTTGATGATTTGAACGCTGAAATTTGGGGCCCCTGTTATAAGATCGGTTTTGCAAATCACTCATTCACAGCTGCTATCATTGCTCAGAGATTAAGTGGTGATTCGACTGAGAAGATGGTACGTGTATATGGACAACAAGGGTATGTTACCAAGGGTCGCGAATTTGAAGCGTTTATTATCCCTGAAAGCGCCAAGACCATGAAGCGGATCGATAAAAAAGTGGTTGACAGCTCTCATAGTTTATGATATAATAACTTATAAATCGAAAAGGATATGCCGATGGCTCGGTTGACTAAACCCAAACCTAAAAAGAATGAACGTGTAGGTAAAACTGCACAATACATTGCTGATTTAAAGTTTATGGGTGAAGAGCCGGTCGTTTATGGTATTGTTGAACTTGACGATATGACTATAACCAAGATCTTCGGTTGGTATAATTATATGTGTACCAGATCAGATGCTCGTAGTTATCTTCAAGATTTTTTCAAAATTCAAGGTGAAGATACTAATCTTGAAATGCTGAAAACGGTACCGGACATTTGGATTAGTCCTACAGCTGCGTGGTATGCTCGAATTTTAAATCGTGGCGGTATCCTTGAAATACCCCATGTAAAAAAGTTTAGATTTCGGTTGACAGAGATGTTTTCTAAGTCAACTCTGAATAAAGCATTGGAAAATTCAGATGACGAAGAAACCACAATCAGGGTTCGTAAACCAACCAAAATATCTGACTTTATTGGTGAATTCGAAGAAGCCATTGATAAGTCGGGTTGGACCTTGTCAATGTATGAATGGCTGCAGAATAAACAGATTCCTTCGAATCAGGCAAAGATTGTTGAGGAATTTTACGCACCAATCGCCGAAGAGGCTAATCTGTCTTTCACCAACACTAAGGTTAAAGAGGGTTATAGTCAATATACTAATGCTGAATTGAAGAAGCGCGCAGCATTTTATTCAGCCATTGTAGCAGATTGTCAACGTCACTCTTCGAATAAAAAGAAGATTGTTCGTAAAAAGAAAGTAATTTCACCTGATAAGAAGCTTAAAGATCTAAAGTTCCAAGCCGAAAGTAAGGATTATAAGGTGGTATCTATCAATCCAGAGAAGATCCTAGGTTCTAGCGAATTGGTAACATTCAATACAAAGTATAAGACACTCACACAGTTCATTGCTCTAACAGAGTCTGGTTTGGATATAAAAGGTACTACCATCTTAAATTATGATGAAGATAAGAGTAAGACTTATAGGATTACCAAAAACACCGAGATAAATATTGAAATGGTTTTTCGTAGTGGTCGAAGAGCATTTCTAAAGAACTTGGAAAAACTAAAAACTGCAACATTGCAACATCGTATCAACGAAAATACTGTTCTTTTGAAAGCATAAGATTATGGCAAAACTAAATAAAATCACCAACTTCGATTATGTTATTATTGATGGTGAGCGCGTACGAGTATCCGATTATCGCTATAATAAGAAAGGCGATAAGGATGGTCTGGAACCTTCTTATGGTTATTATAAGAAGGTCAAGACACCATGGGGTGCGATTGAACGTTGTTTCATTGTCTCAGTTCCTAGTCTCGGCGGTGGTAAAGACTCTTATGCTAGTGTTTTTAAGCCAGAAAGCAATCCTGGTGTTCGTTGGTCCGTCTTTCAGTTGCAAGAATCTTATAATTAGCTGTTGACATCCATTCAAAAGTGTGATATAATAATTATATTGGTCCCATAGCTCAGCCGATAGAAGCTAAAATATATAAATAGCTCTAGAGGCAAGAGTTACGGGGGTACTAATGAAAAAATGTAAACACTGTGGGGATGAAATACAAAAGAATAAAAAAGGATATGTTTGCACTACGTGTAAAAATGGTTTAGATAGATACAATATGACTAAGCTTGATATGATATCATTATATGAATCGCAAAATAAGAAATGTGCTCTCTGTGAAAAAGATATAGAATTATTTAGCAGAAGAGCTAGTAATTCGGGCTATGTAGATCATAGTCATGTTACAGGAAAGGTCAGATCAATTCTATGTCATCCATGCAATACATCTTTGGGTTACATAGAAAAAAATCTAAACCTCGAAAAGATAAAAAATTATATTGGTCCCATAGCTCAGCTGGAATAGAGCAACAGACTTCTAATCTGTGGGTCGCACGTTCGAGTCGTGCTGGGACCGCCAATATTTGGACCTGTAGCTCAATGGTCAGAGCGGACCGTTAAAGCGAGTCAAAATATAAATATATGTATTGGAGGAAAATACATGTATACTGTTTATAAAATAACAAATATTTTAAATGATAAGTTTTATATAGGTGTCCACAAAACAAATGACCCAAACGATTCATATATGGGTAGTGGGCGTGCTATAAAAGAAGCCATAGAAAAATATGGTAAAGATAATTTTATTAAAGATATTATTTTAATAACGGAAAATAAAAATCAAGCTTACGAACTCGAAAAATCACTCACAGCTTGTTTTATGGAAAACAATAATTATAATATGAAATTAGGTGGTGTAGGTGGTTTTTCGGAAGAAGATGCTTGGAAAGGCTTTTTAGCAAAAAGTAAAAAAGGCGGATTAAAATCAAAAGAACTTGGTTATTCATTTGGTGGTGAATATTCTAGTGCAATTGATAATGGTAAAAAAGGTGGACTTTCCAATAAAGGTAAACCGAAAAGCGAAGCGCATATTCAAGCAATAAAAGATGCTTGGAAAAGAAAGAAAACATAATTATTTGGAGGATTGGTGTAATAGCAGCACGGGCGGCTCATAACCGTTAAGGAAGGGGAGCGTAACCTCTATCCTCTACCAAATTTTAAAAAGGTGATATATGTTCGAAGAAATTGACTATGATGAATTGGTCTCAAAATATGATAATGAAACCAAGTTAGATATTGCTGCATGGGTCATCAGTAAGATTGATGAACACGGAAAAGATCCAGGGTCATTTCGATATTTGATTTATGATCGTCTTGGTTTCGATCTTGATGCATATGTACCTTTGTATTTAGCAGGTGGTATGAATATCACAAATGAATTGGATTATTCATATCGTGAAAATATTGCTGAAGTTGTCAAGAAACAAAACCTTGATAACAAGGAACTCAAGTCTGCTCTTTTGATCTGTGACGAACCCGAGTGTTATAATTACGCAAATTGCGGTTTCCCTACAGATGATGGTGGTTATCGCAGAACTTGCCATAATCATAGTCATTTTAAAACAAATAAACCGGAGACATAAAATGCTTTTTACATTTCTCTTCATTACTTTTCTTTTTAATGGAGAAGTTAAGAATATTCATTTAGCTTCGACCACACCTAGTCAATGTATCGGGGATGCTATATCGGCATTGACAGTTTTGGATAATGTAGGTGCTACAGTTATTAGTGCTTTTTGCACATATGAAGGAGAATATGAATGAAAATTTATTTTGGTCCTTATAGAAACTTCATTGGCCCATATCAGATTGCGGAACGTATTCTTTTCTGGAAAGATAAACAATCTGATCAAGTAGAAAAACTTGGTGACTGGTTGGCAAAAAACAAGGATGGCACTGATACAGCTCTTTATCGGTTCTGTCGTTGGGTAGATACCTTTAAGGAACGCAAGCTCAATATCCATATTGATGACTATGATGTTTGGTCTATGGATCACACACTAGCAATGATTATTGCTCCCATGCTCAAGGAGCTCGGTAAGAACAAACATGGTGCACCATTTGTGGATGATGAGGACGTACCTCTGGATCTTCGGGCTATTTCTGCTCCTGCTTTATCCGAAGATCAAAAGAACTCAGGTGATACCGATGAAAATTGGCTTCCTCGTTGGGAATGGGTTCTTGGTGAAATGATCTGGACATTCGAACAACATATGTCAAATTGGGAAGAACAGTATTATAGTGGTGAGTCCGATCTTTTTGTTGAAGATGGTGTGATGAAGAAAGGCTCTAATGATACCTTTACGGTTGATGAAGTAGGAGTTGCTGCACATCGCGAAAGAATGAAGAACGGCCGTCGTCTCTTTGCTAAGTATTATGAAGCACTCTGGGACTAATGACAAAAGAAGTTCCAAAGCGTCATATGCTAGGCGGTTTAGCATATCTACTAATTAGTTTTGTTTTTGTGGGTATAGCATATAATACGGCATATCCATTTCTTTCTGGTTACATGTATCTATTTTTTCTATGGATTTTTTGTTATCATGCATTTATTCATTTTCTCAATAGAGCATTAATTAAATTTTTTCCGGAGTTACTATCTAATGATTAATAAAAATGTTAATTTCTCGACTGATATTCGACAATTATGCGAAGAAAGGGGAATGGAATTTATTGATGCGGTAATTCATTGGTGTGATGTAAATAGTTTTGAACCCGAATATGCTGCATCACTAATTAAGAAAGATCCTACAATTCTTTCTAATATCACATGTGAAGCAGAGAATCTAAATATTCTTAAGAAGACTGCACGATTGCCTGTATGACATCATTCGAAGTGTACAAAGATTATTTGGCCCTTCGAAATCATTTCAACTCTCCCGGATATGATTATTTTAAATACAAGGGTAAGGTATCCGGGAGTGTAGACTCTTTTAATAAGCGCAAAGATAAATTCTTTTTTGAAAAAGTTGCAAAGCATAGAGATCCACATAATCTTATGCTTGCCAATTTCATACAAAATCCTAAATGCTGGATTCGTGAAATAGCTTATGATGATTCGGCCGAACAAACATATCTTGACTGGTTGAAACGAAGTCAATCTTTAACTTATGTGGTTTCTGGCGATCTTAAGAAACTAAAAGAAAAGTTTGATGAAAATTTTATAATCAGAGATAATCAACACCCAGTACTACTTAAGCTTTTCTGTAGTGATGCTATATCAGCAGAAACTCTTTGTATACTGGTAGATATTTCCAGATGTTTTAAGTACTGGGATAAAGAACTTAATGGTGATGTTGTATGGGATGATATTAGGCTTCTTATCAAGAAATACACACCATTCATTAAGTATGACAGAGAAAAAATCCAAAAAATATTGGTTGACATTTTCTCTGCTTAGTGGTATTATAAATAGTTATGAGGGTTTACTCTCATATACAAACATACAATTATACAAATATACAAAACACACGGAGAATACATATGGACTTTTCACAACTCAAGAAGAATTCTGGTAAGAACTCACTCGAAAAGCTTACTCAGGAACTTGCAAAGCTTAATACACAGGGTGAATCCGGTAAGGGTGATGACCGCTTTTGGTATCCTAATGTAGATAAGGCCGGCAATGGCTTTGCAGTTATTCGATTCCTCCCAGCTCCTAATGAAGAAGATGTTCCGTTCATTCGCATGTTCGAACATGGATTCAAGGGACCGACTGGTCTTTGGTATATCGAAAACTCTCTTACAACTCTTGGTAAGAACGACCCGGTCGGTGAATTGAATTCTAAGCTTTGGAATATTTCTGAGGATGATAATTCACCTACTCGTAAACAGGCTCGTGCGCAAAAGCGTAAGTTGACTTTTGTTAGTAATATCTATATCATCCAAGATCAAGCTAATCCTGAAAATAATGGTAAGGTTAAGCTGTTCAAGTTTGGTAAGAAGATTTATGATAAGCTTAATGAAGCTATGAATCCTCAATTTGCCGATGAAGAGCCAATGAATCCTTTTGATCCATGGGCTGGTGCTAACTTCAAGCTTAAGATTCGTAATGTCGAAGGTTATCGTAACTACGATAAGTCTGAATTTGCTTCTGCTGCTCCTCTCTTT